AGTTCCCGAGAAGAACACCCAGCAAAGGTCGCGGCAATGCTGGCTACTTTATCTACCCAACCCTTCGTAAGATTCAGCCTGAATTGATTAAGAAATGGCAAGAAGCATTTTCCAAGATATTGAAAGAATGGGATAAGTAATGGCTGGCAGTAGAACACTTAAACTCTCGATTCTTGCTGATGTTGCTGACCTCAAGAAAAATCTTGATACTGGCTCTAAAGAGGTTGAAGGCTTTGGCGGTAAGTTAGAGAAGTTTGGTAAAGTCGCAGCAGCCGCCTTTGCAGCAGCAGCGGCAGCAGCAGCGGCCTATGCAGTCAAGTTAGCCGTTGATGGCGTTAAGGCAGCTATTGAAGATGAGGCTGCTCAGCTTCGTTTAGCTAATGCCCTAAAGAATGTTACTGGGGCAACTCAAGCCCAGATTTCAGCCGTTGAAGAGCAGATTCTCAAAACCTCTTTGGCTACTGGCGTTGCTGATGACCAATTGCGTCCAGCCCTACAGCGCCTAGCAACTGCCACAGGATCAGTAACTAAGTCCCAAGATTTATTAAATCTAGCTTTAGATATTTCAGCTGCTACTGGCAAGAGCGTAGAGTCCGTATCTAATGCGCTCGGTAAGGCTTATGAAGGCAATACAAGCTCCTTAACCCGTCTAGGCGTTGGATTATCAGCTGCCGAAATTAAGACCCTAGGATTACAGGGAACAGTCAAGCAATTAGCTGAGACCTTCGGTGGTGCAGCGACAGTTCAAGCCAATACCTTTGAAGGCCAAATAGCTAGACTTAAAGTGGGCTTTGATGAAGCTAAGGAATCAATTGGAGCTGCCTTATTGCCTACCCTGCAAAGGCTCTTAGATTATTTTATTAACACAGTTATTCCAAAGTTTATTCAATTTAAGGATGCAGCACTTAAGCCAGTTACTGATGCTATTGCTCGAAATAAAGAATCATTAACTATTCTTTATAACTTTATTAAAGATTTCGTAGTTCCAGTATTAATCAATAACCTTGGCGGAGCACTTAGCTTTATTGGCAAAGTTGCTGGTGGAGTTCTTGATGTAATCGGCTTCGTAGTTAATGGAATAAAAAGCGCGGTCAATTTTGCAATTGATGCAATCAATGTCCTTATTCGCGCTTATAATGCAGTTCCTCTTTTACCTAATGTAGCCACCATTTCTAAGCCCTCATTCTCAGCGCCCAGCACTCCAAGCAGCTCTAGTATGCCTAAGATTGCAACTGCTCCAAGCCCTAGCATCCCAGCAGCTCCTAAGGCATCTACAACTCCAAGCGCTCCAGCCGCTAGAACTCCTAGCGCGCCATCTTCTTCAGTTCCATCAATGGGAGCTGGCGCATTTCCAAATGAAAGAATTGGCGCGGAAGGTGATTATTTAGATCGCAATAATGTTGTGATAAATGTAAATGCTCCGTCCGCTATTGATGAAGAAGGATTTACTCGAGCAGTCATTTTGGCGCTTAACAATTCTACTAATCGCGGAACTACGGGCGGTGGCGATATAAGGACTCAGGCTCGAGTTCTGTTATGACGCTTTGGACTCCAGATTGGCAGATTTTAGTCAATGGCGAGGAACTGACCTCGGTTACTTTAAGCAATTTAACTATTACTTCTGGCCGTCAGGATATTAATTCGCCTACTCCTGCTGGCTATTGCTCGCTTGAGGTTATTAACACCGATGGCACTAATTACGATTTCACTATCAATACCGCAGTAACTATTAAAGTCAAAGACACCAGCGGAGCTTATGTTGCTATCTTTGGCGGTCGCATTTCAGACTTGAGGCAGATAGTAAGAAGCGCAGGATCTAGCGCAGTAATTACTAGCCTAAGAATTACGGCCATTGGAGCTTTAGCCAGATTACAAAGAGCAATCTTTGATGGCAATTTAGCCCAAGGTTTAGACGGCGCTCAGATTACTGACTTACTTGATGACTTGCTCCTTGCTAGTTGGAATGAATTGCCACCTGCCGAAACTTGGGCAACTTATGACCCTGCAACAGAAACTTGGGCTGAAGCTGGAGATATTGGACTTGGAACAATTGATGCTGGCGAATATACAATGGTCAGCCGTCAAATTACAGATAGCGTTATTTATCCAATAGTCAATCAGATTGCTGGTTCAGCTCTTGGTTATATGTATGAGGATGCCAACGGCAATATTAACTATGCGGATGCCAGCCATCGTCAAGATTATTTGATAGCTAATGGCTACACAGATTTAGACGCTTCTCACGCCATCGCCTCTGGCATTGGCGTAATTCAACGCCAAGGAGATTTAGCAAATAAAATCATTATGGACTACGGCAATAACTTTACTAGCTCTTATACTGCCCAAGATACTAACTCTCAAGCGGAATACGGGTTATTTGCCGAGCAATTTAGCAGTTATTTGAAAAACGCAGGTGATGTTGAGGATGTAGCAGATCGCCTAATTGGTCTCAGGGCTTGGCCTAGAAATACATTCCAGTCCATTACCTTCGCCCTACAATCGCCAGAGATTGACAACGCTGACCGAGATGCCTTGCTAAACATATTTATGGGTCAGCCCGTCAGAATCACTAACCTGCCCTTAAATATCCTAGGCGGCGAATTTACTGGCTTTGTCGAGGGCTGGAGTTTTAGCGCCTCAGTCTCAGGGCTATCAGTTACCTTCTTGGCTACCCCAACAGAGTTCTCGGCCTTTGCTCAACAATGGGCTCAGGTCAATGCAGCAGAAAGCTGGAATAGTGTGCTCAATACCTTAGAATGGCAAGATGCGATAGGAGTTATTAGCTAAATGGCCAATACAACGAATTACAACTGGGAAACCCCAGACGATACGGATCTAGTCAAGGATGGCGCAGCTGCCATCAGAACACTTGGCAATTCAATCGATACCACAACTAAAAACCTTAATCCTGAAACTACGACTGGCGATATTGCTTATCGGTCAGCTACGGCCAATACAAATACCAGATTACCCATTGGATCAACTGGACAAGTGCTTACAGTTGCAGCTGGAGTTCCAAGCTGGGCTTCTCCTTCAGATCAAACGCCATTGACCACTAAAGGTGATTTATTTACCTTTACAACAGTTGATGCTCGCTTAGGTGTCGGAGCTAACGGAACAGTTTTGACTGCGGACTCGGCTGAGGCAACAGGTCTGAAGTGGGCTGCGCCTGCTGGTGGTGGAAAAGTGTTGCAGGTTGTAAATGTTACAAATTCTACAAATACAACTTCTGCAAGTTCATCATTCGCTGATACTGGTTTAAGTGCATCAATTACACCTTCGTCAGCAAGTAGCAAAGTTTTAGTAATAGTGCATACAGCAGGTGTGGGCAAGTATTCAACCAATTCTCAAACTGCTATTGCGTTAAAATTATTAAGAGGTGCAACCGATTTGATTAGATTTGAAGATATTGGAACATATACAGGAACGGCCGTAGAAAATTATATCGGTTCAATTTCAACTACATATCTTGATTCCCCAGCAACAACATCATCAACAACATACAAAACACAATTAGCAAACAGAGCAGCCTCAGGCACAGTAATAATTAACGCCACCTATGGTGGGGGATTAAACCCAAGTTCTACAATTACCTTAATGGAAATAGGTGCATAAAATGGCAACAGGCGGGCAAGTATTAACAATGCTTATTCCAACAGGCGGTTGGGTAATTTATGGCGATGACTTTGATTCTATTATCTACGATCAAGGCGTTACACCAATCACCAAAAAACAATTCACAGATGGTTTTGCCGACTATGATGCTTGGAAAGCCGAGCAAGAAGCAGCCAAGGAAGCCAAGAAAGCAGCAGCAGAAGCTAAACTTGCAGCACTTGGCTTAGATAGTGATGATCTTAAAGCGCTTGGTTTATAGAACAATCTATAAAGATAATGGCTAAATTATGCGCAGCAGGTATTCAACTTCGGGAGCAAATTGATGATGATTATCCTGATAGGGATCGCAAGTCTGATGGCTGGATTGCTGACGCTAGGCATCTTGCTAAAGGTAGTTCTGACCATATACCAACAGATGGAATCGTTAGAGCTTTAGATATTGATGCTGATCTATCAGCTCACAAAGAAGAGGCTTACGCGCTAGTTGAGAAGATTCGCAAATTAGCCAAGAAGGGCGATAAGCGAATTAAATACATAATCTACGATGGAAAGATTATGAGTCCGATACTCGGATGGAAGCGCAGAGCCTATAAAGGCGCTAACCCTCACCGGTCGCATTTCCATATTTCATTCACAACTTTGGGAGACAAAGATGGCAGTTATTTTAACCTCGAAGGAGAAGCTAATGAGCGACTTAAAGAAAATGGCAGAGAGCTGGGCAAAGACATTCCTAGCAACGGCGCTAGCGACTTACCTAGCAGTCGGCCTAGATGTAAATGCAATTGCCAATGCAGCTCTCGTATCAGTCTTGCCTAGCATCATCAATTGGCTCAACCCTAACTACGAGCGTTACGGCAAAGTCCGTTAATGCCAGCGGCTGAATTGGCCACCTTAATAGCTTCAGTCTTAGGCTCTATCGCCTTGCTAATTGCTGGCCTTCGCTACATAATTAAATTGGAGAATATTCCAATAGTGTCGCGCCTTGATAAAATGGAGAGTCAGCTAGAATTGGCCCTAGCGAGAGGGGTCAGAAATGGCAACGCGAAAGCGCGTAAGTAAGAAGCCAGTCAAGCGTCCTAAGAGACGCAGGACTACTAAAGAGACGCCTTTAACAAAGCTTGATTTTTGGGCTATCGCTGCCAATGAAGTTTATAAGGCTTGCCGTAGGGCTGGGATGGATGAGGGAACTGCCTTGGCCTTTGCAATGGATCGTAGCTCTTATCCCGATTGGAT